TCAAATTATCTCTTTATTTTCTTGTATTTTTCTACGATATATTAGATTGTATTTTATATCCTCAATATTCATAGGCGGTAAGGAATCGTATAATAACGACATTTTTTGCTGCCTTTTTTCTGCAAGTTCAAGACGTTGTTTTAAGTAGTTTTCATCATAAGTTTCAAGGTATAAGTAACGGCATAGTTCATTAGCACGAAGACAGTTATCTATATATTCATTTTGTAGGCGGGTAGTAGACATAGTACGATAGTATGCAATATATTTAGGCATAGATTTAAGGCAGATTTGAGTAGGAAGAAACCAGTATTTTTTAAGGATAGTTTTTTCATTATCTTCAATATGGAATTTATAAGAAGGGTCCAAGACCTGAACAATAGAGATACGTTTAGAAATAAGATTACACAATTCAGTATAAGCATCACGAATTTGTTTAGGTAATACAACGGAAAGAGTAGGGAAATAGATACGACGAAAGTAAGCAGGCATAGTTACAGTTTGAGTATAACCCGTAAACGGGTCAGTAGCGGTTATTTTTGTATCATCAGGATGAGAACGATAATGTGCCAAGAATCTACGAGCATATTCAGCACCAAGACCACCATTTTTGCGAGAAGTAAGAAAGAAGAGAGGATTTTTACCAGCAGGCGGAATAAATTGTTTTTTCATATACTTCATAACATAAGAAATAGCACCTTGTTTACAAGGAAGACAGTAAGCAAAGCCGAGAGATTCCATAACGGGAGAACCGTCAGTATTATATTCACCTGTGAAGCAAGTCCAACAAGATTCTATAAAATGCAGAACGGAAGTAATAGTACGAAAATGTTCGGAATCATTAGGGAAGTTCCAGAGTATCACATGATAGTGCGGACGTTTAGATTTAGAGCCATATTCACCAACAGCGACATAACGAAGGTTATGAGATATATTTAAACGGTCTAGTTTGATACGTAGACGTTTGAAGAATAATTGCATTTCCTCTTTAAAGATACCACATTTAGGCAAATGTTTAGGATTATATGTAAGCGTAAGGAAGTAAGGCATAGAACTAGAAGTAGCATTTTCACAGATAGCACGAAAAGCCCATTCACGAGACTTTTTATCACGGCAGAGCTCACATTTACCACAGGGAACAAGTATAAACATAGGGAATGTTTCACCTGTATGTTTGTTAACTATGTAATAATCATCTATATTATCAGAAGTTACACCAAAACGATAGGGACTAAATCTCCATTCGGGAAAAGAGTATTTATAATACTCTGCAATCGAGTTAGAAATAGTAGTTTCACCTTTAGGAGTAACATAGGTTTTATATGTAGTAAGAAGATACTTAAGTTGAGCATTCCGAATAATAACAGGATTCTCACAATATATTTGTTTCATAAATTCACAGAAGGAATACTTAGAGCAATTCGCAACTGAAAGCTAGATTTAAAACGCTCATTTACAAAGGCGTGTCAATTGCTCTATATATATCAAGTTATAGCAGACGATTTTAGAAGAAATCGTAAAAAAGCGGGGTAACAACCCCGCTTATTTAAGTGGTGAAACTTTATCAATCATAAAGCCTAAAGCACGAAAACACTCAGACAACCAATGCTCAGAACCGTCAAGATTTAAATGAATAGATAAATCCATAAGCTTTTCATAATTATCCATTTGCAAAGCCTTAATCATCTCAGATTTTTGAGCATTATCCAACCGTCCATTAGCTTGAATAATCATTTCAGTACCTTGCTTCAAGAAAGTAAGAGCAGAAGTTGCATCATTTACATTTGTTCTTGAAATAGATTCTGCTATTTCATAAGGAAGAAGACCCAAAATACGCTTAGTATTAGCAGAATTAACACCAATTTTAGATAGAATCTCACGAATTTCATAACGTTGTTTATCTTTTCTTAAGTTATATTCAAGCATTGCTTGAACTTGTTGAAAAGTACGATTTTCCATTTGTGATTGCAAATCTTTAATCTTTTCTTGAGATTCTTTAACGCTTTGTTGCATTACTTTGATTTGCTCAACAGCTACTTCAATCTGTTTACCTTTCAAACCAGCATCAGCAAGTTTTTGTTTAACATCAGCTTCATTAATATCCGTTTGGCCTTTCAAAAGTTTAGGCAACCACTCATTATTAATAGTCTGACCAGTTGTTTCAGCAGCAGTTTTTTCTGCTTGGCTTTCGGCTAATTTTGCTTGAGCATTCGTTAAACGAGTAGTAGCAGCCTGCGAAACAATATCACCAATAGTACGTTTATTGGCAAGGTTAGAGACATCAGTAGATTGAGAACCTTCTCCAGCAGTCATTTCAGGAGAAGCACCAGACAAATTTTGTTGTCCGTACATCAAATCAGAATTCAAACCAGCAGCTTTATAACGAGCCATTTGGGCAGAAGGAGTATTATATTCATTTTCACGATTCCATTGTTCTATGTTCCACTCATTTTGCTGTTTGGCAAGGTTCAAATTCCAATCACGATTCTTTTGGTTTTCCTCTTTTTGGGCAGCTATTTGTTTATCAATATTCTTATTTTGACTACGGGCACCAAAAAAAGAACCAATGGCACCCAAAGGATTGAGCGCCAAGTTAGTTACAAAATCAGCCATAATTAACCGAATTTACGTTTATCAATTTTATGTGCCTTAAGCACTTTATTTTTGGAAACTTGTTCAAGTTCCCAAAGTTCACACATATCAGCAGAACGTTTAAATACGGGTTCAACGTCCCAAGATTTAGCAGAGGAAATAGAATCACCTTCAAGGAACTGTTTTTCATTCGGAAGATTAACGGCAATACCTCTATCCGTCAAATCCTTGATATTTTGAGGAGTAAGAGCAAGATTAGGTTTAGTAATCTCATAATCAACACCTATTTGAAGTTTACAGGTAACAGGCTTAATTTGAGCCTTCATAATTCTTTTTGCCATAATAAAAAAATTTAAGATAAATATTTTAGGGGTATAGCACCGCACGCCTTAGCGTGCTGAGGTTCCGTCGACGGATATCAAGGTACTAGACGTTAAGAGGTGCTACGCGCACCTAATTGTACCTCTCGACGTTCAAACGCCACGCAGGCTCTTACCATTCGGATAATAACGTACACGCGTATAATACGCGCGCACGCTATAAAACAAACTAATCGAGCCGCGGAATAGCAACACGGGCAATAGGCAGTTTACAAGTAATGTCAAACCAAATTTGGCCGTAAATCTTATCCGTAGTTTCAGTAACTGCAAACACATCAGTAACCTGTTCAGGGTCAACAATCAAGAAGTTTTGAGAAAGTTGCGGTTTTTGGTCAAACACACGATGCATAAGGAAGTTGCTCAAATTTGTACGGAACAAACCGTGTGCAACATCATATTTTTGAGCGAACTCATACCACGGGCGATTGTAACCAAAAGTTTCAGTAAGAGAATCAGGATTATCATTATATGCTTGAATAGGGCATACCTCATTATATTTAATAGGCTGAAAGCCAATCAAGTTAAATTCGGGCTGATAATGTTCCATGAGACCACGATAAGTGAAATGTTTCGGTAACAATTGGGTATAAACAGGTAGGGGAGTGACAATAAGAAGACCCATTATTATAGATTCTTCATCACAGAAGCACTCTATATTCGCATTAGCTTCACCACGGACACCAGCAAGACCAGCTTGAGAACCGAGTGCCTTAGCATACTCATTTGTTTGTCCTTGTACGTTTTGGTCTACTGCTTGGGTAACGCTATTAACATCAATATCACGAGAAACACCGCCAAAAAATTCGGGCATAAGCAAATCAGCATAACGTACTTTTACGTCAAATCGACCTTCTACGATATCCTTGTAGGAATAGCCTTTACGCATATTCAGTTCGAGGAACTTTTGATAACAATTAACCATACGAAGGTCAGGAATAGAAATACCGGATGTTGCAAGGTCATACAATGAACGGGCTTGACGTACTTGAGTACCGTTATCAAGTTCTACGTACTCAACACCTTCTAGACCTTCATCAGATTGTGTAAAAGAAAGTCCGTACTTTTTACCGTCTTCATCAACAAGAGAAGTTTTTACCAATTCTGTAGTTGTACCGTCTTCATTCCGGACAGTTTGCGTATACGTAGTAATACCAACTAGTGGGGCATTGCCTTGTTGCGGAGATTGAACAGCAGTTGTTAAGAAATCCTTTTCCCAGTTAGCATAACGAAGTTCATACAAAGTATTATCAATACCACCTTCATCCGTAGGAATCCATTTATTATACTGAACTTGTCCGTTCAAATAATAGGGATTATTACGATTGTCACGGATAAATGAGTTATAAATACCTTCATAGGCACGAAAAGCATAAGCAAGGATTTTTTGTTGTTTATCCTTATTACTGCTTTGGCTATTATACCAAGGAGAAGTAGAAAGAGATAACTCTTGAATATCACCCTGTGAAGATTCAATAATACTACTACTTACAACCTGTTTAAACTTAGACAAGGCAGTAAACAAATCAGGATTAGAAGTTTGTAATTTCGCATTCCAAGATAAGAATACCGCCAAATTAGACGACCAATCAGAAGGAGAAACAAAGCTAAATGAACAAGACAATTGTGACATGTCCTCATTAGTAGAATACAAAGATTCGTTGCATCAAAAATGCTTTGTGCCATAATTATTTTTTTAATACAGGGTTAATACTAAGAGAATCAACAGAAGTTGTTTGCTCCGTACCTTGGTTCGAGTTGTTATTTTGTTTTTGAACCGAGAGACTAAGCGTACAAGCCGAGGTAAGAATGATAGCCGCAATTGTAGTAATACAGGTGCAGACCGCAGTAATGATTTTGTGGATTTGGTCATTTGTTAGTTTCATTTTATTAATTGATATTTAGGATTAGTAATTTGTTGATAATTAGCAAGAAAAAGTTTGTCGGGATTATAACGACAAAGACAATCACGTAACTTTTCAGCAGCACGGACAGTAGGAAATTCACCAAGAAGAAACGTAGTAATTTGTTCTTGAGAGGCACGATAGAGTACATCAATAGTTACTCGTAACAGGTATTCGGGTTCTTGTTTTGCCATTAGTCAGAAATTAAAGAAGTTGTACAAACATAATGGGACAGAAGATTAAAGGAACGGACTATATTACGAGCCTGAACAACAGTAATACCAAAGAGAGAAAATTGATTAACAGGAATCAACTTAGTAACACGATTACCATTAGAAAGAAACACACGAACATAAAAAACCATAAAATCAAAATCACGAAGTTTCTCAAACTCTGTTTTCATGTTGTATTTTTTACATTTTTTCATATTAAACATTATTATATAGAATAATCAATCTTAGCAATGTAAACAATCTCATAACGTAAACGAAAGTTTCTAGCATAAGCTTTAATTTGAGAACGAGTATAACCAATAAGCAAATGATAACTCATAGATTCATCTACACGAATATTACCATAACGTACAATATAATTAGCTGTTTTTTGCACGGCTTTTTCATTTAAGCTTTGAATTGGGCGTACCATTCCCATACCCATGCCAATGCGGCATGGGCGGAAATACCATTATTGGTAATCAATGCGTTACGAATATATCAAATCTGAATTTTTCTCATTTTTGAGCCAGAAAATGCAACACGTTAGTGAAGCTTACCGCCAGCTCCCTTATTATCTGCGCCGTTCCCTTTTGCTTATCTGATATTTTTTTCCTTCTGTTCTTCCAAACGGCAATCAGTGCCAACACCATCCTTTGAATTGTATCCAGGTTCCTAGCCGCTCGTTCAGCCTTACGCTTTATGCTGTCCTGGCGGAGGTTGCGGTCAAGATCCCAGTGCATGCTTTCAATAGCCCAATGCTGTTTGGTTATCTGACTAAGCCGCTCTGCACTGCTATCCAGGCTTGAAATATACAGTCGCTGTTCAGACGTACTTCTGCCATCAGACTTTTTCTCCGTAGATGTGAGTATTTCTATAACTGTCAAATTTCCATTCCATTTCTCCCTGTCGGCAATCAGTTCTTCCCCACGGAATATACGGCATACCCTTGACTCAATCCTGCCGTGTTCCAAGTATGGACCTTCCTTGTAGATATCAGTTGGGGTGGTGGCTTTTATAGAGTCTTCAAGCCCATAGCGCAAAGATCTTTGATTCGCCTTGAGTTCGATCACGAAGTCGCCTCCTTTACCTCTAATCTTGTCTATTATCCCCTTTTGGCATGACATGGCATCTGCTGTGACGACACATCCTGACACATCTAGTTTATCCAATAGTCGGGGCACGGATTTGATTTCATTACTTTTCTCTTTGCAAACATCAGTAGCCAAAGTAAAGCCGGAACGGAGTGAATATGCAGAGACGATATTAGGGTTGCGTCCGTTGTCGTACAAGGTACCTCGCATGGCCTTGCCATCAATACAAATGATGTCAGTTGCCGAAGCGGATATTTCCTTGCGGAAAACCTCTGCAAAAGCAGACATTCGATCAGCCATCTTTTCATCGTCGATGCTTTGAAACACACGGCAGAGCGTAGCTTCTGAGGGTAACCCATACGGAAATAACCCTTTCGACTGCAGGCGTTTCAAGTGACGTTTGCCAAATTGAAGTATTTCAGCTCTGGTAATACACTTGCTGAGTCTGCCCAATATTACGAGCATGAGTATATCTTCAAGTTTGTGTTTGAAGTTTCCTCTGCTTGTTCTGCGGTATTCAGGGACTGAGGATACAAATTTTCTCAAATGAGTCATGATGCTGCCACGAAGACAGTCAAGGTGTTTCTTTTTTAGTAATATTGCGTATAAAAAGTTGTATATCAACGAAATAAATCGTATTTTTGCTATTGCAAAAACAAAGGCGGAAGACAATATCAACATCATATTCTATTGAATTCCGCCTATAAAAAAAATAAAAATGAACGATAAGAAGAAACACCTAAGGCGGTGCTTCCGCATCGCTGTGCACGAATATAAGCATTTTTACTACAATTACAAGCGATGAACAATATTTCTTAAATGAAAAAGCCGTGGTAAGAAGTTACGAAAAGAGTGTAATTTGTTGGAAATGAGCATAAGTTTATTACTCATAATAGTAATAGGTTACGATTAAGTTAGTTATCTGCTGCATTATTTTTCTGTACGTTGCGTAACCTTCAAAGAACTCTTCAAACGCAACGATAAGAGAAAAATCGGAATTATAGAATAAGTTTTTCTATATTTTCCCGATTAATGCATTTATATTTTAGATTTAATATCTCGTGATTATTATTGTTTAATATCCTCCAGTAGCTTATTAAGTATTTTTGTCCTATTATCAATCTTACTAATTTCACATTGCCATATAATTATAACTTTCCAGCCGAGTTTTACAAGTAAATCGGAATTTTTGGCATCTCGCGATTTGTTGTTTGATATTTTTTCCTTCCAGAAATCTGTATTTGAGGATGGTAATTTTCCCTTTTTGCAATTATGCCCATGCCAAAAACATCCGTTCACAAATATTATTGTTTTATATTTAGGCAAAACTATATCAGGTTTACCCGGCAATGTTTTGACATTAATACGATATCTGAATCCTTTTGAAAATAAGAACTTACGAACTAAAATTTCCGGTTTAGTGTCTTTACTTGATATTTTTGACATTATATCCGATCTTTTAGTTTGAGAAAAAATATCTGACATAGCCTATATTATTGCTTTGCGATAAGTCTTAACCATTCGGATTCATTCAATCCTACGCGAGACAGTTGTGCACAGTAACTGTTTAAAATACGTTGTGCTTGCATTTCTTTTAAGTCCACCACCCACTCATAAGTTTCTCCATAGGAAGAATAGAATACATATTTGTCCTCCTTTTTTGATGCTTGAATAATTGTAGCACCTTCTTTTGGCTTGAATTTCACTGTTTTTATTGCAAATGAAGATTTATTTGGAAATAATTTCAATTCATTATTCACAATTAACGGATATTCGCCTTTTTCTTCTAAAGGTAAAAATAAGAATCGTCTTTCCTCCTTAATTCTCACCGAATCGCATCTTTGTTGAATACAAACATAATACTTGTCTACAGATTTTATAACTGTTCCAAGTGTTAATATCGGAGCCCCAATAGCAGGTTGAAATATATTTTTATGATGCGTCAAAATGGCAAAATCTACATTCGATTTATTCACATCGATACCATCATATGCAAATAACTCTATGGTATGCGATTGTAATTTCCCCTCGTCTTTATTTGACATATCTTTTCCTGAAGCTTCTGTATATTTATCTTTAAGTCGAGGTTGCTCGGAACTAAACATTTTTTTTAAAAGGTCTTTCGATTTGCCAATAGACACTCCATTTATACTTATCGTTTCGTCTGTAATACGGTTTTCAATCCAGTTATCAACCCAATCCTTTGTATCAATATCTGTTGTCTCCAATAATTCCGAAATAGCTTCGCCAAATAATTTTATTAATAGTTGCTTGGATTCGAATGTGTTTTCCAATAATATTTTGTGCCCGAGATATGCCGGATCTAATTTGGGAGAAAAGACGCTTAACATTCTGGATGTATTATTCCTTATTGCCGATATTGAAGATAAAGCAAAATTCGATAACAAACCGTTGGTCATGTCTGCAAATTCTTCAACAATCAAAGTCGGAAGGCTTTCATACGATACTATTTTATCTTTCAATTCCGGATTATGTGCAAATTGAGTTTCCGAATTTTGTTTTTTAGCTCTAACTAATATCTTAGAATTTAAAGATTGAATAACGCAATCTCCTTTATGAAAAGAATGCTGATCCACTTTCTGATATATACTGTTCGTAATTTCAAATAAATCCGTTTCTCCAGTATACACAATTAACAGTTTCAACATCCCAGTTTGTGATAATAAATCAGATATCAATTTTAATGTAAACTCTCCGCGCGGATCGTCATTATCTGCATCTGCATCGGGATCTTCAACTTGGTTCTCCTCCTTTTCTATATCTAAATACCAATCTAAAATGACAACATCTGCTTTATTTAGTATAGTATTGTAACTATTAACATCAGAAATGGATTTGGGTGCATATACAGCACAGATTTTTCCAGATTGTGCAAATACATTCGATACATCTAATGCGCTAAATGCATTGTTAGTCATATCATTCTTATATGCTTTGTCATCAATAAAAACAATATTTTGTATAAAGTTGTTTGCAATTTCTTTCGATTGCTCAATAAATCTGTCTGCCATATTTTTATTGCATTTTTTGAATTTTAAAAGTAACTGTAGAGCCTTCCTTAGGTTGTGCCACAAATATATCATAGTTCTCTGCATTCAAAACCTCTTTACTGATACTCAACCCCAATCCTCTTCCATTGGGCTTTCTGGAAAATCTTAATTCAAAGATTCGTTCCTTATCTTGGGGTTTTATTTCAATACCGTTATTGGAAATGTATATTCCCGTATCATCCGCATGCAACCGAATAACTTTTTCAGGAACATCACTTTGTTTTAACCAATAAATGGCATTATCAATGATATTCACAAATACAGGATAGAATGTAGAACGAAATCCGTGTATTTTTCGACCTGCAAACCCGTTAGTATGTTTAAAAGCTATATTGTGTCGTTCAAGACGGGATTTGAACAAATCTATTAAAAATGTTTTAATATCCAATAAAGATATGTCTTCCCGACGTCGATTCAATCGTCGATTTAACGGGGTAAACAAATTTAAATAGCCGTCCAAATGTTCGAAATTTACCTTGATGTTTTTATATATTCCTTCCAATTTGATATCTACATCCGACCATGCTTTTAAATCTTTCAGACTATGTCGAATCGAATTAACCGTACCGTTGAATTCATGGTGCAATATTCCGACAGCCAATCCTAATTGGCTTAATTCAACGTCCGATTGCAATCGTTCCCGCAATTCCTCTAACTCTTCCGAAGCGGCTTCCGCTATTTGGTCATTTGTAATTATTTGACCGTCTTCGTTTTTTTCGACATAGAAACTTTCAAATTGTCGAATTATGCGTTCCATAACATCCGTATTTCGACTGCTTATGGATTCTATTTCTGCTTCCATTCTCTTGCGTTCCGTTACCAAATCAAAGTTATCGGCTTTATCGGTTGCCAATAATTTGAATTGATCCTTTACGCTTCGTATTTGATTATCCAAATCGATTATCAGTTCATTCGTAAGATCCTTAATTTTGCGAGAAACATCGGAAACAACATCATTGGTTTCGCTTTTCTTCTTCTTATTAAGTGACAGAGCTTCGGCTGAAATCAGTTCCACCGCTTGCTCCAACCGCTTTCGCTTACTTATTTCCAGATTCAACTGTGCCGTATAATCATCGATTAGCTGATCGATATTTTCATTGATATTTTTAAATACCGTTTGTTCCAGAATTTTAAACTCATTAAGGTACGTGTCAAAATCCGTTCTCATTGATTTTGACATTGCAAATCCTTTAGGACTTGTCACCGATATTCTTTTTCTGTAATCGGAAACTTTTTGTCTCATGGCAAATTCCAGATCTATTATCTTCTGGCTTGCTTCATCCGCATCGTTAATGTATAAAACCGAATGTAAATCGTTCCTAAAATTCGTAAGTAATTCTTCCAGTTCGTTTTCGAATTTATGTTCCGTTAAACCGGCAAAAAAGATATCGAGCTCACGAGCAAATCTCTCCTTTTTCGATTTGGCCAATTTATCCCGACGTTCAAGTGCGTTATGGTACGCATTGAACTCGTCTTTCTTCTGATTGAAGAATTCCGATTGTGCCGTTTTGTTTTTTTCGCTGAAAAAATCAGCGGCAAGTTGTACAAAGAAATTTTTTAAAATCGCTTGAAGTTGGCGATATGCTTTATTTTCAATAAAACCTTCGCGTCCGGCTTTCTCTACCAAACCGCTGTGTTCTCGGTCCGCTATTTCAATAGCACCGAACATTCGTCGATAAGAAAAGAAATATGTTGATGCTCGTTTCGAACGATTTTTTTCAATATCCAGAAAATCATAATCGGAGTCACCATACGGTAGAACTCGAATATTATCTCTATATATGTATAAACCTCCGAATTTATCTCCTTTGGCTTTAATCCTGGCATAATTTTCGACATCTACACGAGAACTTTTCAATTCTCCTTGTAAATACGCCAAGTTAATTTTAAACGGACCACATTCGGTTTCTCTATAATAGTTATCCCGCCAATTTACAATGTGATCAAATGTTTTTTCTCCATATATTTTTACTAATCCCTTGAATTGTCCGAACTCATCAAATTGCCCTTGAAAATGGTGATCCGCCAATTCAAATTCTTCCGTGGTAAAAAAGTGTTCTTTATCTATGATGCTGACAAAACTACCGTCATTCGCCCTATAGTCTCTAAATGAAATGTCAACGACGGGAGTAGGATGATCGGGGGTCATTGTATTGTGAAATCCCATCAACATTTTCTCGATTTTTGTAGCTTCGTCCGAATTGCCGTCTCCCTCTATATCGGAAATAATCGTATCGTAAACCGGGGAGATGAAAAATTGAGTTCCACCACAGCCATTGGTTAATTCAAATCCTTGTTGTAGTTGTAAAGAAAGTTGGTGTGGGTCAACTTTAAAAGACGTGATAGAACTTTTTATTTTTTCAAAATCCTTGTCGTCAATAAGTTCTTTTTGATTTAATTTATCAAGGGATTGTATTACTTCATTTTTAATACTGTCAATATCGGCTGCATTCGGCATATGAGAGTATTCTCTTACCGGAATAACAATATCCTCCAAGTTAATCCCCGGCAACTCGAATATCTCCCAATTAATGAAAGCCACAACAATATCATATTCTTTAGATCTTAATTTTGCTTTCGATACGATTAAAACCTGACTTCCTATTGATGCAATAGCCAATCTTCCTATGCCTTTTTCTCCCATGATAGGACGTCTTGGCTTTGATATGTCAATAGGCGGTAAACTGCTTTTTTTATTTGCCAATTTACTTTCGGTCCCGAGCGTAAGCCAACGAGTTTCAAATTCCTCTTTTGTCATACCAAGCCCGTCATCACGTAATACCAGCAGATTATTACATCGGAGAAAATCGATATCGAATTTATCCGCATACGCATCATGTGCATTTTTTATAAGCTCGTTAATAGCTGTAGGGATACCGGCAATTTGTTGCCGTCCCAATAAGTCGAGAGCTCTTGCCCGAGTTTTAAATTGTGCCATTGTTTTCCAGTGCTTTTATCGTTTCACCTAATCGCCGAGCATATTCACACGGAACTGCATTGCCGATTAATTTTGCCGTTGCGGCAATACTATTTGTTTTAAACACATAGGTTTTCGGGAATGTTTGCAATGTAGCACCTTCCCGTAAAGAAAGAGCCCGATCTTCTTCCGGATGTCCGAAACGTCCGTTTGAGATACTATAAAATTTAGTTGTAATAGTCGAAGCCGGTCGATGCCACCACATACGCCCGAATGTATCTTTAAAACAATCGTCTTTTCCTACAAAGCAAGGTAATTGCAATTCCGGATCATTTGCCCAATCAAGTCTGTTCCCGCCGTCGTGTTTGGTCTTTGCCAATCGTTTAAGACATACATCACTTAATCCGGCAACCGTATGGTTAAACACACTACTGTCTTTATGGCCTGCGCTAACTTTGGGAAAACCGTTCCTTTCACCTAAATAATCGGCTAATACGGTCTCTTTATCGTCCGCCTTAGGTAAATGTATATTGACATTTTCCAATCGTGTTGCGATAAGAGAAAATCTTCGACGACTTTGAGGTACGCCGTAATAGCTCATATCTACAACCTTATAAACAGGATTTTTATATCCGAGATCTTCCAATTTTCGTAGAAAATAAGGTAAGATGCTATCTTTATTTGTGATTATGCCCGGAACATTTTCCACTAATACATATCCCGGTCTATAATATTCGATGAACCGAGCAAAGTTTTTTAATAAATCCTTAGATTTTAAGGCTTTATTCTTATCCGTATTAATTATACTGTAAAATTGGCAGGGACTGCATCCTACCAAAATCAAAAAGTCATCATTTTTCCGTATCCCAAATTTTCGCTCAAAATAATTGCTCCGTAAATTCTTTATATTAGTTTGAATGAAAACACTTCCGGAATTATTGTATTCATACGTTTCTTTGGCATCTTGATCAAAGTCCACACCTGCTATAACGTTAATCCCTGCCTGTCTTAAACCGCAAGTCATTCCACCACCTCCGCAGAAAAAATCGATTGCTTTATATTTGGATGCCATCATCTTGATTACACATTTGCGTAGAACAAAGTAATTCTTTAATATCAATCTTTAACGTTTCGGCAATCGTCAGTAGTGTTTCTACCGAAGGTTGAACTTCGTTTGTACACCAACGAGAGACTGTCGATTCATTTTTACCTAATGCATGCGCCAACCATTTCCCTGTTTTACCTTGTTCCGCAAGCACTATTTTCAGTCGATTTATCCGCTTCATTTGCATAACTATTGCTATAATCTGCAAATTTAATAAAAACAACCCGAATGACAAAATGATTAGTGCGTTTTTATAATAAGAAATATTTCTAATATAAACATAAAAACATTCCGTAAAAGCGGTTTTATCCGTCGGCACACCATCGCCCAAACAGGTTTGTACGAACGTGTACCGACTGCCGCATAAGCGGAGAAAAGGGCTTTGCATCACGCCTAACCAATGGTTTAGACTGATGATGCAAGACCCATTTCTTTTATGCTTATGCCATAGAGGTGCTTTTACGGGTTTTCTATGGATTTTTCTTTTTGCGGTTCCTTTGAGCCGTAAGCGGAAAGCTGTATATGACCGCTTGCCCATGAATGGCACAAGCCGTCCCCACGGCAGGCAAACTGGGAAGAATGATTTATCCGCCCGACCAAACGAGTTTGGACAGACAGATAAACCATACTTCCTTGCAGGTGGTTTGCCGGTTTCATGTTTCCGGCAATGTTCCTTTTCCTTTTAGGTTTCTTCTTTTCACGGATTTCTCCTTTGAAGTTTTCCTGTCTAATCTGCCTCCACTTCCGTTTACCTCCATTTTCGCGCCTTTCAGTGGGCCGCATCAGGCAGTCATTTTCGTTCTGGGCGCAAAGGTAACTCCGGGATTGGACGGGAAAGCAAGGTCAAGCCTCCTATTTTCGGAAAAAATCTCCAGCCCTGCGGGTAGTATTTTGGCCGAAAAATTATCACAAGTTATGATAATTTCTCTGCAATGATTGTCTTCATACTTTTCTGTTTCGAATTTTACAAATTGTTTCTTAGGATTATTTGTGTGGAACATAGGTTTTCCAAAGTCGGTTTGTCCACGATAAACATCTCACAGTCCGTTTCCGCTTCTATCTCTATCGTTGATGCGGTCTGTCCATAGTAGCATGACATGCTTGCGGCCATTTCACCGCCGAATGCGAACCATTGCGTCACACCGCATCCTGTGTCGGGAACAAAAGCACGGCAGATGCCGCTTTTCATGATGATCATTATCATTTTTTATTTCTTTCTTATTCTACTTTGATATGATCGAATCCTTCTCCATAAACTCCTATAACGGCACTTTGTGAAACAAAAGCCTCCGTGTCTATATTTTTTTATCAGCCGGAAGCTGACCGGCGCTTCCCTCTTCCCAGCTAATATAAACATCATCTTTACTTCTCGTCCTGTATAAAAGCCGGTTGTATTGATAATCGTCACTCCCCGGTGTGGGTATTCGTTGATATGCCGCCCTATTTCTTCATTTATTGGATATGATAAAGAACTGGATTGTCGGGTACTATTCATTGCCCTGGTCGATAGCAAAGCTACAAATATAAAGAGTTACAAACCCGTCACCACTTTTTCCCGGTCTTTCAATACAAAATGACTGGAGGAAATGATAATCATATCGCAGATAAGCACCGTTCTCCCAATGTGATGTTCCGGTCTTTGTTGATGATGGCTGCAATAATATCTGTACCTTCCGTACTTCCGTTTGCTGAAAGAGCCTCCCTATGGCAACTTCCACACTCCAACGACATAATCTATCACAATATCCGTAACTTGGTATGTCATTATCCCGATAATGCAGTCTGCCAATATCTCCATGACCTGATATATCACAATCCCGGCAACGTCGGGGAGAATCCAGACCTCCCGCCGGACAGCCGTTTGTCATGTCTTTTGCCGGTATTGACTATTCATGTCTATATATGACTATAGCTGACAAGGTACCCTTTCCCACGTTTATTCTTTTTTTCTTTGCGGCGTAGGACGATAATCCGTCATCGGGAACGTCCGCCTTACAAAACGCCCAATTGTCACATGGAATTAATGTATAAATCATAGTTATGGACAGCATTGAAAGGAAAAAACCAAATCCGTATCATATCAACGAGAAGGAGATACTGGATATAGTTGCCGCCAAAGGCTCATATTTGAGCTGCATTTCCGGGGATCTGGAAGAGGTGGTACCCCACAAGGAATCTTCATCCCGGCCGGAGAGTAAAAAGACGATAACGGAGGAAGAGGTAAAAAATATATTGAAGCCCTCCTGAACAACTTTTCATCCAACTGGCGCAAGCCCCTGCATATTGACGCACAGGTGTACGAATGTATCTCAGACATTGTCTGGGCGGTCAGACGTAAGGATTTCACTGTTTCCGGTGTTATAAGCCGCATACCGGTTGAACATATTAAGGAAAACGCCGACGTGATAAGGAAGATCACAGGACGGGATTACAAACTGTTCCAGCCGTAATATGACGGGAAATCCTCCTTAAAACGGCTCCGGAGGGGGAGTCGGAAACCACGACACCCAGCCGGAAGTGCCTTTGGAAAGTATTTTGAACTGTATTTCAATAATTTGAGTTCCTGACAGGAAGCAATTTTAAATAAAAACAAGAAAAATGGAAGTATATTACATTGAAGCCGGAATCTTTGAGGAGATGCTGGCTCGGACTGAGAGCCTGTCCGCACAGGCGGACCGCTTGTATGAAAAGAACAGGGAAAAGAAACCGGAAGAGTGAATGGACAACCAGGATGTCTGCCTGCGTCTTGACATCTCTCCACGTACCCTGCAGACTCTCCGGGATACCGGACGGCTGGCATTCACCCAAATCCAGCGGAAAATCTATTACAGGCCGGAGGACGTAGAAAAGCTGATGGCCTATGTCGCCATGAAACGCAAGGAAAAGGCGGTGAGAGAAAAAAGAAAGAATGAATAATTAATCGGAAGTAGCATGGAAGGGATTATTAGCAAAGAGACGGGCAGTGTCCGCCGGTTCTTTGGCCTGCTGGATAACATCCAGACGAAGCTGGAAAGGCTTGCGGAGGATAACCGCCCCCTGTTTAACGGCGAGCGTTTTCTCTCTGACAAGGAGTTGTCGGACCTGCTAAGAATCAGCCGCAGATGCCTGCAGGATTATAGGGACCAGGGGCGTATTTCTTATATCCGGCTGGGCGGAAAAATTTTGTATAAGGTATCCGACATTGAGAAACTCCTGGAGGATAATTATCATGAGGCCCTGATATAATCGGGGGCGTTCAATATTTAAGAATGCCGGCCGGAACCAATGTTTAATGGTTCCGGCCGGCATTTCATTATTCGGACATTTCCGTCAGAAGGACCGTATCCCCTTTCTGTCTTCTTTTCATCAGCTGGTCCATGTCACCGGATATCTTCCGGTCGGTAACCTGTGCATAGACCTGCGTACTGTTGATGTTCGTATGGCCCATCATCTTGGCGATGCTCTCTATCGGGATGCCGGAGGACAGCATCAGGGTTCCGAACGAATGGCGGGCCATGTGGTAGGACAGGTTCTCCTTCATGCCCAATGCCACGCCCATTCCATGTACCTCGTACCAGAGGACGTCGCGGACCGGCAGCGGGAATACCGGTCTGTCGTCATCCGTGGTGTTGTAAAGTTCCAGTATCTGTTCGGCTATGGGATGCAGCGGGATGAACGCCTCCACGTCCGTCTTGGCCCGGCAGACGCGGATATATTTTCTTCCTTCCGAGGTCTTTCCGATGTGCCGGGGATGGAGTGCTCTCGTGTCCGCATAGGCCAGACCGGTCAGCGAGGAGAAGATGAACGTCCTGCGTGCAAGCTCCATCATCGGGTCGGGCAGCGGGGTTTCCATCATCCGCTTCAACTCACCCCGGCTGATGTGCCTTAGCTTTAACGGTTCTTTCTTTTCATATGCCACATCCTCTATCGGGTTGGCTCTCAATATCTCCCGGTCCACGGCGATGTAGATGAGCCGGTTGAGCCAGCACAGACAGTGGTTCACGTGGCTGTTCCTGTAGCCCAGCTCCTTCTTAAGAAAGACCTTGAACGATTCGGCGAACTCCTCGGTGATGTCCGAAAAGGCGATGTCCTTCATTCCGCGGGATTCGATGAACTGTCTGAGATTGAGCTGCGTGGTCTTCGACTGGCGGTAGGTCGAGGTGGAGTTGATTTCTGCCGAGCGGATTCTCAAACGTTCGCGTTCCACCTCTCCGGCCTGCAGGAGGTATTCCGGCACGGAATTGGCACCTGACACGGTGGCCTTGAGCAGTTCGGCCGTGACCACTCCCTGATGCTTCAGCAGATTATCGTATGCCTTTTCCAGCCGGTCACGGAAACCGGCGAGGCGGTTGTTTTCCCTGACTGTTCTGATCTCACACTTCTTGCTGTCCCAGTCCTCCGGCCTGCAATAGATGCCGGTGGCAACGGCTGACTTCTTGCCGTCAATGCTGATCCGGCAGAGGACGGCGGTCGTGCCGTCCGATTTCACTTTGTTACGGTTGATGTAGAATAAGAGCTTGAATGTACTGCGCATGGTAATGATATTTTTTAGGGTTAAAGAATGAGTTTCAAATCACGGGTTGCCTCGATGAACCTGTCCATGTCCTCGAACAGCCGCTTCGGGCTGACACGGGCGTAAATTTGTGTGGTCCGGACATTGCTATGTCCCAGCATTTTGCTGATGGTCTCGATCGGTACTCCCTCCTCGAGCGTGACCAGCGAGGCGAAAGAGTGCCTCCCCATGTGGTAGACAAGGTCCTGGCTGAGTCCCGCCATCAGACGCAGGGCTTTCATATTTCCTCTGAGGGTATGGTAGTCCTGTGGTGGGAAAAGAGTCTCGCGGGTATCGTCCCGGTATTTCTCAATCAGCGCGACGGCTTCCGGAAGCAGCTTGACACGTCCGAGGTAGTCGGTTTTCTTTCTACGGTACTTCAGCCAGAGGCTGCCCCCGTCGTCAGTGAAAAGGTTCTCCCGGGTGATGCTTACCGCATCCGCGTAGGCGGTGCCGGTGTAACAGGCGAAGAGGAAGAGGTCTTTGGTGATAATATGTGACCTGCGTTTTTCCGGTATCTCCAGATCACGCAGTTTCTCGAAATTCTCACGGCTCAATGCCCTCGGCGTACTTTCCTTCTGCTTGGGCAGCTTGAAGTGGCAGAAATGGTATTTCTCCGAGTGGCCCTCCTTGTAGGCGATGCGGCAGATCTTTTTCAGGATGGCCAGGTAGCCGCGAAGCGTGTCCACGGCATATCCCTTTTCCAGAAGGATGAAATCCTGGTAGTCGCGGATGAACTGCTCGTTGAGCTGCCCGAAGGCAAGGTCCGGAACCTTGAATTTCGCCTTGATGAATTCGGAAAGCGTGCGGTAGGTGAAGAGGTAGGTCGAGAGTGTGGTGGGCGCACGGTCCACACCGACACGGGCCTTCATTTCCCCGTTATGCCGGTCGAGAAGTTTGAGCAGGGTCATCTGCATGCCCGCATTGCCCTGGAACATGTCCCTGACCGCGGCGGCATCGAAATCCCTTTTTCTTTCCATGAGGGAATTGAAGGCCGAGTGTACGGCAAGCAGCAGTCTTTCTATTTTTTCATTGGTCTCCACCGCTTCCCGGCTCTTGCCGTTCAGCCGGCTCTCACGCGCGTTCCACAGCCCGGGGGTGCAGGAGAGCTTGCAGCTGAACTGCGCCATCGTGCGGTTGAGGGTGATCCGTCCCATGATCGGGGCCTTGCCGGTCTTGTCCGGCTCGCTCTTTTTCAGGTAGAGCAATACCTTGAATTTTTCCACTTTCATACGCTCTTTTTTAGGTTGTAAAAATACTCCTTTCAAAAGCGTTCTTTGGTATGCAAAACATTGATAAACAGTGAATAAAAATCCGTTCTGCCTCTACCGGTAAAAACCCGGTTACCTGCCGTTGTTTCCGAAACAGGCGGCTAACAGTCTGGTAACTGAAACGCTGCAATATTTTGTTTTATTTTGCAGGTATGACTATCATGCAATTCTTGCAAAATGCTTAATTATAAACGATTTACGTTTAATTCGCACCATTCTGTTTTTTATTGCATTTCTAAATATTACTTACGTGGCAAGACATTCTTTTGCGACAGTATTAAAACGCTCTGGAGTGAATATTTCGATTATTAGTGAAGCATTAGGACATACAAATTTGTCAACGACACAATATTATTTGGATAGCTTTGAAAATGAGCAGATAGATGAAGCAATGAAGAATCTTCTTTGAAATAAAATGTCGCTTTGCTTTTATGGTGAAGCGACATTTTTTATTTTTGTGACAAAGTTTGAAAATATGGAATATCAGATAATACCAATCAATACAATAAAACGAATCGAATCATGGTTGAATAGTGAAGTGGGATTCAGCCGTTCAATGTTTCATAATGAACTGGACTATATATCTGATGTATATCTTTTGGGTAATAAGTTCCCAATGGAAATACAGGATTTGTACTTGTCAATAAAGAAGGAAGAGCAGGAGATTCCCTATCCTAATTGCGGGACAGATGAGGACAAATATGAATTTAGTATGACTGTGGGAAAGAATTTAGTCCTTGAAAGTGGTAATTTTAAAGCCGAGTATATTGAAACATTGTGGAATACATACAATAAAAATGAGGACGAAGCCTATGAACAGCAAGACCAAGATGTATTTTACGCTGTTCTTCTTATTGTAAGTATCTACTATAAATACACACAGACCAATGGCTATTTTGATTTTGAGGATTATATTGCTGACCCAACGCAACTAAAGTATAGTTATTCTGTCAGACCGGATATGCTACGTCTTTACAAGATGTTTCATGAGAAGAAAAAGACCAAGAGTAATATTGTCACGATTGAATATAACAAACAGAAAATAGAACTTACGAATGATGATAGTTGGTTTCTCAATATGATAACTCCATATCTTGATAAATATTTAGGAGTTTCAACTTTGGAAGAAGCGGAAACGGAATTGGATAAAGATTATCCCAGTATAGGTAAAAGAGGGAGGAAGCGCGAAAATGCGATACTTGATACGATAACTCTTAGTATATATAACCTACTACGCCACTCATCATTTGCAGCCAAAGGTAAAGGATTAACAGATAACGAGGGGAATTTTATTCTTGAGTTACTGAAATATCTCAAACTGATTGATGAGGACAGTCCTAAAAATGACATATTGAATTTGCGGGCTACAATCAGGAACTTACAAAAATATGAAGTTCGTCCAAATTGGTGGAAAATCCCTATGTGTAAAACATCTCCCAATAATCCAGTTGAATATTTAAAATCATATTGGTAAAACATATAAATAAAAAAATATTAGCCTTGCATTTATATTGCAGGGCTATTTTTTATCTGCATTTTGCTGATATTTAATATGTTGTGTATTGCGAGCTCACATAAAGAATTAGACATAAAAAAAGGGATTTCTTTATGTTTTCTTCTTTATTCTACAGGTTACCATTTCTCCGTAAGTTTGCACTGTAATCGAAAACGATAAGGCGCCAAGTTGATGATTACTTAAAACTTAGTTATTAATAAAAAATAAAGAGACAATGAAAACAACTAATGCAATGACAGTAAACGAGAATGGAAATGTTAATGTGAAATCTTTAAAAAATAGTGATAATATGGAAAAGCAACAAGAAACTCAAACAGGAACTCTTTCAGAAAACGAAGTATTGGAAAACGCTCGCAAAATCCTAATGGAAAAAAGAAAATATCTATCAGATAATGCAGATGCAGATACCAATATTATAAAAGCAGCTAAAACTAATGTTGTTAAGGCTGAAAAGGATTATGCGGTTGCATTGCATGATGTTAAACTTCCTACTATTCCAGTAGAGTTTTGGCAAGTGGAAGAATCTACAGAAGAAAAGGAGGTTATTAGCAAAAGAAAAGAGGATATTATTATTGCAGTATCTGATTATAATATGACTGTGACTAAAGTGAATGTTGAATTGGGAAAAGATTTGATTGATAATGATAAATTCGAAAAAACGGCTCTGTTTGTAACGGCAGCTCAAACATTCTATGAGGCTGATATTGAATTGAAAGACTTGAATGGCAATGTCATTCCTAAAAATACTCCAAATGTTTATGTGCCTGTTGATACAGCAAATGGATATTGGCAATGGAAAACTTATCATGAAGCCAATATTGATAGAGTGGTTAAAGATGAATCAGCTTTAATTGTTGAAAATGTTAGAATCAAGGAATTTGCATCACTGCAAGAGTTTGCAAAGTATAGAGGGGTAAATAATGTACTAAGTAGAGGGTTTAATGGCATGGAAAAAGCAGGTAATGCGGCATTGGCTACTCAACATGAATTTTATCAAAAGATATTCCAAAAGGCTAAAGAGCTGAAGGCTAATATTAGTGTAATTACTAAATATTATAATCAAGGAAAGACCTTAAGTCTAAAAGTTTGGAATAATGCAATGCTTGGTGAGGTTGAAACTAAATTTGAATATGATTTATCAGTTGGTGATAGAATTATAGATACTTTGAAAGTTAAGGGGTTCAAGGATAAGTTTATCAAAGAACGTTATATGATTGATGCTATGACTATGTTAGCAAAGCATAAACCACAAGGCGCTGAAACTGCCATAGGAATTGAAGATACTATAGAAATTGTCAAGTCCTTAGATGAGGATACCGTTAAATTCATATCTAATATAGCTACTGACAAATTAAACGAAATTTATTCGGCATTGTTGCAACAATATATAGAAAAACATGGTGTCATAGATAAAGCAGCTTAATCCATAGTCTTTAGAGAAAGCTCATGTGACAGATGGGCTTTCTTTTTAAAACCGACATATATTAATATACAGAAATGATTTTACCTATAAACTGTAAAGATAGAGCAACTATAAATTATTCAATTCTTTCTTTAAAAATCAAACCTGCCAATATTTATAGATTTTTCTGTTTGTCTCTTTCAAGAGATGATTGGTATAATGTGAGAATCACTTTAGATGAATTAAAAAGAACAAGTGGCGGTAAATCTGTAAGCAGTTTTAATAAGATATTTAAAGAATATTTGGATATAAAGCCTTATTGGGTGGATAACGGTTTTTATTATCTAACTAGACGGAATATTTATCATATTCCTGCAATGGAAGAACAGTGCATCACTATCTCCAATAAGTTTGCATTAATCGAACTGGATGCAGCGATAAAGGGCTTCTTTATCCAATTACTTCTATTATCCCAATATGGCAATATAGAGCTGATTAAGAAAAATATAATCAAAGCAATCAGAATAGATAAAAAGACTTATGATAAGTATATAATAAAACTTGTTGGCGCTGATTTAGTATCAATTACTACTCCCTTAACTTTACATACTGAAAACATTCTATTAGAAAATGATTTTTCCAAGCAGAAAAAACTACCCACGAAGAAAGTAAATAAAATAGTAGAGATAGATGATAATGGGAATATCATAATTCCCAAGTAAGGGGAAAAAGTGTTCTTTATTAATATATTAATATACTGTACTTTTTCCCTTACACCTAACTATTTTACAGAATAGGATACAATAAAAGTGATTTTTTCTGTGTAAGGTAAAGAGAAATGTGATTATTAGTACTATAAGTCATCCTTAGCTTTACATAGGTAAGGTAGTGGGGAAAAAGTATCTGATATTAATTATATATTATAACACACATTTTCCCCTACTACTAAAGAATTTAAACTTTATGTGCACATGAACTTCATTTTTTAGTGTGACAGAGTATCTGTTCTGATTTTTAAAGATTAAGAGTTATATAGGATAATCTTGCACTTGAAGTATGAGGCACTGAAAAATATGTCAATGCCCACAAATAAGCTCATTATAGAGACTTTGACGAATAAAGTAGTCTACTATCCAACTAAAAACAAAAATAGCCGCAAGCGAGTACACTTACAAATGTGCTCAACTGCGGCTTTTATTATTCAATCAATATTCCAATAAGCGTCTGGATTACCGTCAAAAATAGTGTCTATTTCATCATCATTGTATCCCATTTCATCTTGTGCATAGAAGCCACTATATTTCTCATTAGTTTTATTTTCAAAATAGTCACTATTGTAGTAGAAATCATTATTGTCTTCTAACATGCTAGTCATATTACTAGCTTCCTCTAATCTTTGTATTCTTTTGTTTTCAAAATCATTAGATATATAAAAATGGGGATAGACTTGTTTTAATTCTTCTATTGCAGAATCATAAATTAGAAATTCCATATTGGAAATGCTGTTCATGCACCAATAAATATATTGATAATCCCAGTCAATAACATCGCTTAATGCCATGCCCTTGTATTGACCAAATTTAAAAGTGTCTGATAGAGAATAGAATTGCGAAACTATCATAATATATTTATTTCAGAAGGGTCTAAAATTAGATATGAAACGTTGCCTGTGATATGGTTTACATATCGACATAGAACTTGGAATTCAAAGCAAAAACACCCAAGTTCATTATCATGGGGTTGTCTATACATAATAAATGAACCTTTAGGTGCTATATGAAAAGCTTGATGTTTATTACCAAGATGAAATTTGGTGTTTACTTGCTCGGTTTCTCCCGATTCTGTTTTAAAAACAACGATATTGTTATTTATGATACTGCTGATATACTTAATTGCTTCGTCATGTGTTTTGAAACCATTGCATCTACCTGTATCTAAATAAGAAAGACATTTTAATATTGCATCGTAATTTAAATTAGGAGAATAGACATATTTTACGTCGCATTCAATATCTTCCTGGTTATATGAAATCTTTTTATAGTATGGTAGTGCTTTACTATCTGATACAATTCTATTACTATATACAGCGAAAGTATCTATTCTTGGGGGGATATCTATAATTTCATTATATATGATTCTTCTTGTTTTAACAGGAATGAAACCGTAGATTTCTAGAGTTTTAATTAAATGGCTTGATGCTATTTGTCCACTCTTTAATTCTTTTCCTTGTTCAATATAATTTTTAACGTTATTATTCTTATTATCCATACTTTTCAATATTAAATGGTTTCATAAAGCTCAAATTCATGTTCTATTTCACTATACAAGTCACTATAATCATAGCGATTATCTAGATTATCAATAATACATTTAGTAATAAATAAAACTTGTCGAATATATTTTCTATCTGGACAATGATGCTTTATCATTAGTCGAAATCTAGCTGTTTCGCTTTCCTTTTGATTCTTTCGAAATTTAGAACAAAGATTTTCTGTTCCTATAACAACACTTTGAGTATCACTTATGGCTCTATTGGAAGATACTTGCATTATCCCTAACGTCATTTCTTTCTTTGTTATTTTAATTAGACAACGCTCGACAAATCTAATAATTGGTGGTCTGTTGAAATTTTCAAAAATTAGAATGGCAATGATTGTAGTGTTTATTTGTCTGTTTTGATTGGAAATTTTGTCTATTATATTCCAATATTCTTTCTTGTAATGTGAATATTTTTTTAGGATATATCTTTTCTTTCTTTGTTTCAGCTCTGGTAGATAAGCCCTTGAAGTCTCATACGGCTCCTTTGGCAATATTTCTTCTGTTCTGTTTCCTACTTGGTATAAGAATATAATTATCAATAGCCAAATTTCATTTTTTATTTCAGAAAAATCAGGTAATAGATTATCTACAGAGTTAATGAATTTGCTACATATAATTGAAGATATTATTAAAATGGACGAGTAATAGAATATTATTCTCCACCAGTTTACAATACTTGAACGCTCGTATAAAAATATAGTTATAATCCTAATTAGGATATAATAATAGACAACATTTATGATGTTAAATAGGAACTGATTGCAATGAAAATATTGTAATATTGCAACCATAATAATAAGATAGACAATTGGGCCAAAAACTTTTATAACAAAATTAAAAGATAAAGCTTCATCTTTATCGTCTAATAGAGAAAATTTTATATATCCTCTTGAATAAGATTTACTTCCAATCCAATTTTGGATAAGAAATAATGCAAGAGCCATAAATAAATGAATAGTTGTAGCTACCATAATAATCTTTTTCTGCAAAAATACGATTATTTTAATTATGCTACTTATATGACAATAGAAAAATATGAATAAATATATCGTTGGTTAATGGCTGTAAATATTGTTTTATCAACGATGATTTACACGTTGTCGGTGATACCGGAGGACTTATTTCTTCTTGTAAGAGGGTGGCAGTTTTAGTTTTGCCAGTTGCTTGTATAGTTCTGCATACTTCTTTTTTAAATAATCTCTGTCTATTTTGATTGTCACCTTGCGATTTACAATGTGTTCTGTTGTTTCATCTGTAAGGGTGGTACTTGTGTCAGGTGCTATTGGGATTCTTGTCTCAATCAT